ACCGTATTTTCGCCGCGATATGGAACGTGGTTCGATGAGCAGACCATCGTGGCGGGACGGAACACTCCGGACGGAACCTCGGTAGCTGTTCTGGCGGCGGGTATTCTCAGAGAAGGGGGAATTATTGGAATTGATAATATTGGAATTGGCGCGGATGCAGAGACGGCCCTCAAGAACGCGCAGCTTCCATTCGAGGCGATGAACGGAGCAGAGGCCGCGACGGCTCATACACGGGACGGATCCTTCGGTTTCCTGACCAGACGCAGCGAGATGTGGTGGATGCTCAGGGAAGCATTGGACCCTGACTATGGTTTTGATCTGGCAATTCCACCTGATCATGCACTGATGGCAGACCTCACGACGCCGACGTATGAGGTGCGCCCCGGCAGGCCGCCGAAGATCTACGTTGAAGGAACCAAGGAGATGATGAGGCGATTAGGGCGAAGCCCTGATAGAGGATCCGCAATGGTGTATTCTTGGAATTGTGGAGAATTAAGTTTGGGGGGCAAAGAGGCAAGAAAGCACACCATGAAGACGCCACGGGTGGACAGCGACTACGATATGAGGAACCACTGATGGAAGAACCAAAGAGCCAGATCGGAGATACTCTGGAGATGGCGATTTGGTATAATGATCAACATCCACAAGAGTATGCTAATGCGGTGAAGGGGATCTACCTTGCGTTGACGAAGACGGAAGAGAAGTATGGTCTCCGATTGGGGCCGGTGGATTTTGAAGTTTTAGATCCCGGCGATGAGCGCGTACCGAAACCGGATCCAAAGTTCTCTGGCACACCTAAATTATTGGTAGGCTTTGCCGCCGTCGTTAAGCTGGTGCCGGTAACAATCGGAGAAGATATAGGATTTACAGAAGATCTGGACAACGAGGCATTACAGAGATTAAGAGGCGTGACACAGGGAGCATATCTGAAAGGAAAACCGCCCGATCACCCTCCATTGACAGATGAACAACTTGACACCATCATTAATGAGGTAGGGCCGGAAGTAGCCCTGAAGACATTGCATTCAGGAAATGACGAAAGGAGACTAAGCTAATGGGATCCCGTAGAGCACCACCCGCTCCTCCTCCAGCAGCAGCCCCGCCGCCGCGAACAGATACAGGCAGCGCAACCAAGAAAAGAACCACCTCTAGTAAATCATTCCGGCGTGGACTTGGTGTGCAGCAGACGAGTTTGGGTGGCGTCACCGATGACCCGTTCAATCAACGAAAAATTTTGTTAGGAAGCTAATATGTACCTTCCACTATTTGGTAAGTGACATGGGAACCTTAAATCGTTCTGTTGTCCCCGATGATGTAATCCGTCGAGAACACAGAGTAGTTCAGGCGAATATACAAGCTGGTAAAAAGAATCCCGCACATGATTTTGCTCGGTTGTTTGTACCGAAAAAAAGGACCAAGTCCAAGACCACCGGCAACGAAGAATTAGGAGCACCTATTTCCGAGATCACCAGAAGAGCGCTCCTTGGTGGTAGCAAATAAAGCAGCGAAGCGTCGATGGGTTGTCTTTCATGATAATGGAGACCATCCTCTTGACTCATTCCTCAAGAAAGGTTTCAAGCACTGTTTTTGTTTGATTGATGACGGCACCTATATTGTTATGATTGATGGGCTTATGGGGAGTCCTCTGATACAGGTCATTGCAGGTTCGGACTATGACATCGAAGAGTTTTATGTTAAGCAGGGCTACACCGTTGTAGAGACGACAAGGGGAGGTCCACCAAACATCCCGCTTATCCTCAGTAACTGTGTCGGTTTGGTTAAGGCTCTTATTGGAATAAATGAACTGACGGCATTTACGCCATATCAACTTTACAGGAGATTAACGAAATGAAGTTTGTTTTACCCGGAGGTGGTTTATTAGGTGGTTCAGTCCCACCGCTACCTCCCCCCTTGCCCCCTATCCCAGAAAAGACAGACCCCCAGATCAAGGTAAAAGCTGATCAGGCTCGTATCGACGCGCAGCGACGGAAGGGGCTTTTGAGTACCAACCTGACACAGGGCCAACTCAGCGAAGAAGAGCCTGATATAGATCGAAAGACCTTATTGGGTCAGTAAATGAACAAAACCCCTAAGCAGATAATAGAAGACACCCAGCGTCTTCGCGGTGAAAGAACACAACTTAATCAGCTTTGGGAAGAGGTAGCAGAGGTTCTATCTCCTGAGCGTATCGGGTTCGTCGGCCAGACGAAACAGATGAACCGGCGCACCGATAAGATCTTCGATACCCAACCCATCACCTCGAAACGCGCTTTGGTAAATTCCTTGGGCGCAATGCTCAGACCGAAGTCCTCAGCGCCGGGCAAGTGGTTTGATATCGTGCCGGAAGATGAAGCCCTGCTCGATGACCGTGAATCCAAGGAGTGGATAGACTTCGCTGAAGAACGTCTCTGGAAATCCCTCTACAATCCTGCGGCCCGGTTCATTGAAACTACCGGAGAGGTTGATGATGATCTCGTCACCTTCGGAACCGGAACCGGGTTCTTGGGATTGAGGCCGGATCAGAAGGGCTTCCTGTTCAGATCTTTCCACATGAATCAGGTCTATATCGAGGTCAACTCTGCAAACGTACCGGACTCGTATTACATCATAGAGCGCCTGAACCCGGAGCAGGCGGCAGGACGGTGGGGAAAAGAGAACCTCGGTGATAAGACCATCGAAAAGCTGGAAGACAGCGATAAGAAGAAGGCGACCGAAAAACAGGATTTCTATTGGTGCGTGACAACACGAAATGATCGTGACCCCCGCATCAAAAACAACAAGAATATGCCGATCCAGTCTATCGTCATCGACGTGGATAGTGAACATACGGTTGTAGAAGAGGGCTTCGAGGAATTACCGTTTTTTACACCTCGATGGGATACCCGCAGCGGCGAGGTTTACGGAAGAGGCGTGGGCGTTCTGGCATTACCGGACGTCCTCACCCTGAACCAGATGGGTAAGACGATGCTGCGTGGATTGCACCGCGCAGTCGATCCCCCGTGGTTACTACCATCAGACAGCATGGTGAGCGCTCCACAGATGAAACCCGGAGGCGTGGCGTATTACGACGCTAAAGCCGTCCGTAATCTGGGGATCTCTGATCCGTTCCGCCAGATGGACAGCAAGGCGAACATCCCTTGGGGATTGAACGCACAAACGGCGGCGAGGGAGCAGATCCAAGTTCTGTTCTTTAAGAACATCTTGAACCTTCCATTAGCCGGACCTCAAATGACGGCGACGGAGATCTTGGAAAGACGGGAACAATTCGTCCGTGAGATTGGAGCGGTCTTTGGCCGGTTGGAGAGCGACTATACTGGCCCAATGGTGGAGCGTGCCTTTAACTTGATGTTGAGATCCGGGGCGCTGGGAGACGAGCAGACAATTCCAGAGGCCATCCAGCGGGGCGGCGTCAATTTCCGTTTCGCCAGCCCAATCGAGAAGGCCAAGCGTCAGATCGAAGAGGCCACTGTTGGTGAAGGGATCCAGAAAATCTTAGAGATAGGACAAATCCAACCGTCGGTAATGAACCGTGTAAACTGGGATGAGGTTGGGAAATTCATTGCAGAGAGCGGAGACTTCCCGCCGCAACTTACCCTTGACGACAAAGAAGTGGCGGCTCTTAACCAACAGCAGGCACAACAGCAACAGGAACAACAATCATTGCAGGCCGTCCAGCAGGTAGCTAGTATCGCTGGGTCTGTACCACCAGATATGGTTGCTCAAGCCCGAGAGGCTTCTGAGGAAGGTTAATGTTCAAATTCTTCAGGAGGGGGCCGACGTTAAATCCGGATATCAATGCATTTCACACAGCCATTGTTCACTCCGTATATGGACGCTCTCATCAAGGAGATGACGTAGCCGGAGACTTCAGGATCCTGTTCAACAAAGAACCACAACTTGGTCAGCGCGTATTATTCATGTTGTTGACGTGGTGCGGAGAATACGACGACCCACCGGAAAGTAACGACGCCTTACAGCGATGGGCAGGAAAAAGAGAATTAGCGGGGAAGATCAAGGCGGCGATGTTCGCTGACTTGTCTACTCCAGAACCAAGAGAGGAGATTGAAGATAATGTCCGAAACAACTGAAGGCGCTGAGGCTACCTCCGCAGAAGCAGCGGACGCCGAGGCTACCCCTGACAGTGAACAGACGGAAACGGAAGAAGACAAAGGGGAAGAGCAAAAGTCTGGCGCACATTTCAGTGATGCCTATGAAGATAAAGATGTAAAGAGCATCGCTGCTCGATACAATACCGAAGAAGCAATGGCGAAGGCGCTCAAGGAAGCGAACACGCAACTGAGCCAGCGCCTCAAGATGCCGGGAAAAGACGCCAGTGAAGATGATATCGCGGCTTTTCACAAGCAGTTGGGGGTGCCGGAAGATATATCAGGATATGATCTTAAAAAACCGGATTTCATGGATGAGGCTGAGTTCAAATCTGAAACCATGCAGAACGCCATGAACGGTATTATCGGTAAGATGCATGAAGCCGGGGCAAGCAAGAGTGTTGTTAGCACCGCTGTAGAAGCGTACTGGGAAATGGAGCGTACCGCTAAAGAAATTACGGACGCCGGAGATGTCAGTGCGGCTGAATCAGCGGAAGCGGTACTTAGAAAGAAGTGGCTTAACAATTATGATTCTAACATCGCCTTCGCTGAGAGTGTCGTGGATGAATATCCGGATCTTGCCAAGGTTGCTCTTAGAGACGGCACCTTGATGGGAAGCTCCCCGCATTATGCAGAAATGCTTGCAGAATTCGGTAGGCTTAGGGCGGAAGGTCCGATGCAGGCTGGGTTTAGCAACTCCGAAGCTGGGACAGACGCTAGGTCTGAATTCGACCGGCTGACCCGTGAGATGCATGATGCTCATGGTTCCGGGGATAAAACTAAAGCACAGAGCCTTGAAGAACAGCGTCGTAAGATCTCTGAACAGCTTCATGGCACTGGATCTATCTCTGGACAAGAGTTGAGATAATATGTATAGGTGATTGTAGAGGGTTCTTCGGCACCCTACTCAGTAGCCCGGAGGACACTTAATCGAACCCTGAAGGCGCTGGTCTTCAAAACGTCTTGGCCCGGTAACGGCACCCCAAGACCGGATGATACATACCGGCTACCCCGACGGCGGTTTGCCCTTTAACTTCTGATAAGGACAAACCTTATGAGTACATCCATAGACCAAGCGTTTATAGGAGACTATAACGCAGACGTCCATTTGGTGTTTCAACGTGAAGGCTCAATGCTTCGGGCTGGCGTTTTCACCAAAGACAATATTGTGGGTAGTACCGCCTACTTCGAGAAGTTGGGAACTGGCACTGCCACGACCAAATCTCGGCATGGTGAAATTACCCCGATGAATGCCACTCACACCCAGCCGTCCGCGACATTGGTGGACTTCTACGCTGGAGATTTTGTGGACTTACTTGACGAAGCCAAGACCAACATCGACGCTCGTATGGCTTATGCAAGATCGGGTGCTTACGCGCTCGGTCGCAAGGTCGATGATCAGATCACAACCGTATTGACATCTACAACGCAGACTACGATCACACTTGCTGTGACCTCTTCTGCGGCTATCCTTGGTGGTGTTCTGACTTGGATCGAAGCCCTCGACGTTAACTCTGTCCCGAATGATGGTCAGCGTTATGGTGCTCTCACTCCTCGGATGTGGGCGCAGCTTATGACGGTGAACTCATTTGCATCAGCCGACTTTGTCGGCCCGACGGGTCTGCCATTTACATCAGGCGCTCCGGGTCATCAGAAGTGGGTTGATTGGCAGGGCGTTAAGTGGTGTATGCATCCGGCTCTGCCGGGGAGAGGCACCTCTGCCGCAGAGTGCTTTATTTGGCATAAGTCTGCTCTCGGTCATGCGACCGGAAAGCACGCCGGTAACATTGCCAGCAACGCCAGCGTTGCTGCTGATATTACTTGGCAGGGAACCCGTGCGGCTCACTTCATCAATCACATGATGAGCGGTGAAGCCGTAATGATTGACGACACTGGAGTTATTCAAGGCACCTTGAACGACACCACTGCCGTTTCAACGTCATAAAGGAGGGATAGATCATGGCATTTGTATCAGCACAGCTAACCCTCAAGGGTTCGCATAACGGTTATGGCGATTACCGTTACGACACTACAGACACCGCCGTCACCGTGGATACCTCTGGTTACTTCGACAATTCCGATGATACAATCAACCTTGCGGTTGGTGATACCCTAGAGGTCATTGTCTGGGGAACGGCTGTCCGCTCTGGCACCATTGCCGATGTCGAAAACCACATTGTGGTTTCCGTCTCGTCAGCCGGTGTTGTAGACATCTCTGATCCGCTGAACGCTACCAGTATTGGCGACACGGACTAGAGTTGAATTGATCGGGCCGCCTCTTCGGGGGCGGCCCCTTCTCTTTTAGGAGATTACTCATGCCAAAGGTTACAACAGGTAAACGAGGGAACCGCAAAACCCCCACTGCCAACAAGCGTAAAGCCGCTGCCAAGAAGACCAAGAAGTCCTCAAAGAAGAAATAAAGTCATCTTGATAAGTTTGTGACCGAAGGTAGGAATGAGGATAACCTTATTAGGTATCCATAAGACTGGTCCCTTAACCAACAAACATTGCTTACCGAATTGTGCAGTGAAGCCCCCATCTTTTATCACCCCTTATTTATTTAAAGTCCATCATGGATGACAGCAGAATATCTGGCTGTTATGATCCGTATCATTGAGCCGTATACATAAGGATGGTATCAACAGAGAGCATATATAATATATTGCCATGACATAGGTGGCAGCGCTCTATAACCAGAAGGGATTAATCATGCCTCAACAATCAGTACCAGAGGACATCGAATATCGCATTCGTCTCAAGTGGGCCAGTGAGTTCCAATACACAACCCGGCAGCACGGCATTGAAGACGTGCTCGTTGATAATTATTTCCATAACATTTCCAGACGATATCTCCAGCCGGGTGATATTATCTATGTATCCATCTTACGGGATAAAGACACCATCTGGGATAAGGCTATCTTCGAGGTAACAAAGATGGATCTGAAGACCACGATCATCACTATGATCTCGGATTGGACTACCAATGCTCCGGCGAAGACCAAGAGAAAAGCTGCGTAGGTTTTATGTAAAGGAGAGCGGGTATGGCGTCAGATGTTTTAATCTGTAATGCAGCGTTGCAACTTATTAAGCACTCCAAGACGATTACATCCTTGGAGCAGGGGACCAAGGAGGCTAATGCCTGCGAGGTTGTATATACTGAGTTGAGAGATACTCTCCTTTCAATGCATAACTGGAACTTCGCCACTAAGCGCGTGAAGATGGGAAAGATTGCATCAACTGATGAACGCGCCCCTGTATTTGAATGGAACTTTGGTTATGAGTTCCCCGGAGACTTTTTGAGGTTGGTTAGCGTCTACGATAATTCTGCCGGATTTGGCACCGTCCCCTATAAGATAGAATCTAATCAAGTTAATACAAACGCCACTAATTTGTATCTCCGGTATATTTATCGGGTTACGGATCCTAATATCATGATTCCCACTTTTAGGTTGGCGCTTTCAAAATTTCTGGCCTCGCGTCTCGCTGTTGCGTTATCGCAGTCTGCGTCTAGAAGCACAGAAATGTACGGTCAATTCATTGATCAGGATCTACCGACGGCGAAGAGCGCTGACAGTATTCAGGACTTCGCGGATAATCTTCCAGAGAGTTCATGGGTGTCTGTCCGCTCTGGGGGGTATGGTATAGATAATGAGTTAAAGCTGAGTACCGATTAACATGGCACGACAACTCTCCATCTTAAAAGAAAACTTCAATGCAGGGGAGTTCGGGGACCGGATGACGGCGCGGGTCCAGTTTGACAAGTATGTTAATGCCGGATCTGTTTATCAAAATATCCTACCCCTACCTCAAGGAGGTTATACTTATAGACCGGGAACACGGTATGTTGCGGATGCGAAGAGTGCTTCCGCAAGGCCAAATTTAATTCCATTCGTATTTAGCACAGAGCAGTCGTATATGCTTGAAAAAGGCAATTACGTCATGCGCTTCTTCAAGAATCAGGCGCAAATTGCAACGGATAATGTCACCGCCGCTATAACCAATGGAACCTTCGGCAGTGATATTGCAAGTTGGACCAATACCTCTAGCGGCACAGGAGCGTTAGCTCATGACAGCACGCTCAATGCCATGAAGCTAACGTCTGCTGCGGCTGGTAATCAAGGTATTGCTACTCAGGCTATAAGCACTACAGCGGCGGATATCGTCACCATTGCCTTTGAAGTCGTAGGGGCTGTTGGTGATCACCTGACTGTTCGGGTGGGTTCTTCCTCCGGCGGTGGCAGTGAAAATTACTTCACGTCGTCAAAAAAGAAGGTGGGGTATCATCTTATTACCTTCACGTCTACGGCGACTACATTCTATCTAACCTTCGATAACACCACCCTGAATACAGACGTGTGGTTAGATAATGTCTCTGTCCTAGATGATACGGCTTTAGAGATAACTACGCCTTGGGCGACGGCGGATCTTCAGAATATCGTCTTTGCTCAGTCCGCAGACGTTTTATATTTATGTATTGGCGGGTCTACCAGAGTGTATGTGTTGCTTCGATATGGTCACAGCATATGGTCTCTGGAGAAAGTCCTGTTCCAAGATGGACCGTGGCTAGATCAGAACACCACAGCAACGACATTGTTGTTGAGCGCCACTACAGGATTAGGGATAAATGTTACTGCGTCGTCCACCACTGGTATCAACGATGATATTGGGTGGAGAGCCACAGATGTGGGGCGTTTAATACGGTGGGAAGACGCTGCCGATGATTGGACTTGGTTACAGATTATTTCAATTACATCAACGACTATAGTTGTTGCAGACATACTCGGGCCGGATGCGTCAGCTACGACGGCAACGGCTGACTGGAGACTAGGTATTTGGAATGACACAGATGGGTGGCCGTCTGTTGTAGGATTTATTCAACAGCGTCTCGGCTTTGCGAACACCGTGATAAAACCGCAGACCTTCTGGTTATCTAAAAGTGCTGACATTGAACGGTTTGCCGACGCCGACGCTGACGGTACGGTGCAAGATAATAGCGCGATAGAATATACCTTCGCTGCCTTGAGGGTGAATACTATTCGTTGGATGGCATCTCGTAAGAAGCCGGTGATCGGAACACAGGGGGGTAACTGGACGCTAAGATCTGATCAGAAGGCGGTCTTAACGCCGACGGATATCGCCGCCGACTTCGAGGTCTCTGGCGGCGTGGCGCTGATCCAACCCATAGAGGTTAGGTCCAGATTACTTTATATCGGAAGAACTAACCGCAAGATCCTAGAGTTCGCCGACGTTTTGCAAGATAGCGGCGTTCAGGGCTTCGATGAATTTGATCTCACTCTTCTGAATGATAGGATTTTGCAGGGTGGGGTCAGTCAGGTGGCGTATCAGCAGGAGCCTGATAGCCTTATATGGGCAGCACGGGATGATGGGCAGCTACCTACATTGACATACCAGCCTGAGCAAAATGTCGTTGGGTGGGCAAGGCAGATCGTGGGCGGATCTTTCCAAGGGGGAGACGCTGTTGTTGAGAGCGTAGCGGCAATTCCCGGCCAAGACGGTACAGGACAATTTAAGGATAGTGCAGAGAGATTTGAGATTTGGGTAGCGGTTAAACGTGAGATCAATGGATCCACGGTTCGGTACATCGAAGTTTTTGAGAAGGTCTATAACGGTGACGAGGATCTACAAGAAGAGGCTTTTTATGTGGATAGTGGCCTTACTCTTGATAATCCTCTGACCATAACTGGCATCACCGCTGCGGATCCCGCAGTCGTATCTGTTTCCAATAGCCTGAGCGACGGGGATCTCGTCCGCATTGTGCGCGTCAAGGGGATGACTGAGGTGAATACCAAGACCTATAAGGTTGGTGAGGTGACTGGTACTACGGTCGAGCTTGCTGCTGAGGATGGGTCAGCGATTGAGGCTGTCACCAGAGCAAACCCCGGATCCGTAAATTCGACAGCGCATGGATTTACCACCGGAAATGAAATCCACTTCCATGACGTCGGGGGCATGACTCAGCTTAATGGAAACGGTTATACCATCACCGTGATAAATGCCAATAACTAT